AAGGATTCTGCTGAATTTGATGCTATAAAATTGAAGTTTCTGCAAAATAAATTGGATGAAGAAAGAAAAAACACTGGCAGACCAGATACTGGTTCAAGTAGCTCAATAATGCAAGATCAATCAGTACAAAACGTTGATGTTAATTATTTCACAGAAGGCCAAATGGATTATCTTGATATGAATGGAAAGGGATTAATTGAAAATGTACGTTGATATCAGGAGGCGTGCCGCTGGAACGACACTCCAGGCCCCCTAATTAATTAGATTAGTTATCTTCTGCTAATTTAGCAAAATAAGACATATCTTCATCATCTTCTGAAGAAGATGTTTCCTTTTTTACTGAAGCAAAATTTTCCTCAGCAGTTTTAGGTTTAGTGGTGGGTCGAGAAACAGGCTCGGTAATAGGAGGAGTTTCTACTGCAAGAACAGAATCCAGTCTCGCTTTCAATTCGTCATAAGACTTAAATTGATCATCATTAGTAAATTCTGTAAGAGCATACTGTGAATTCCAAACTTTTTCAAGCTCAGTTTCATCTTCTACAAGTTGTACAGGTTTATCAAATTCACTCTTATCATAATTTTGATAACCTTCAACTTTACGAATTTTCAATTTGAAGTTCGCACCTTCCCAAAGATCAAAAGGATTTACAGGAGTTTCATCTTCAAATTCGGGATTCATCAAATCATTGACTTTATCGAAAATCTTTTTTCCAAATTTGTATAGAAAAACTTTTCCTTCGTTCTGAGGATTCTTTGAATCAGAAACAATATAAATGTTACTGATATAAGTTAGACGGCGTTTTTGCTTACGAGCAATCTCTTTGTTCGCCTCGATTCCAGAATTCCAGAGAGAAGAATTATATTCTGAGACAGGGTCTTTCTTACCAAGAGTTGTCAAAGAATTTTCAATGTACCAAAGACCCGTTGGTCCTTGAAACCCATGATTGAAAACTCTCGCCCATGGAATATCTTCTCCATCTACTGGAGGAAGAAATCGAATAACCGCATAACCGTTTCCAGACTTATCTATTTCTGGCTTCCAAAATCTGTCATCAATATAACTCTTTGATTCAGAAGGAGTATCAATCTTCTCAATTTCTTTGTGAAGATTTTGCATAAATGATTTGCGGGATTTTTTAAGTGCAGATAGTTGTGCCATATTTACCTTTCGTATATCGGAATATTCGTTGTATGTTAAATTTTGTCTCGTAAAATTTTACGAAACTTCGTCTTATCCACCTCCAAAAATGGAGTGTATTTTAAAACTTTATCTCTAAACTGAGGCCAGACAAAAGTTTCTTTTATCTTTTGATCCCAGTCAGGAACAAAGTTAAGTATCATATTAAGTATGGAAAAAGTTTCCATACAAACATATTTAGCAATCGTTTGTTTCAGCAATATAGGATGTTGACCCTTTTCAACTTTGAACCAATTTTCAAAATCTTCTTTATTCAACAATTTTTCAATATCATTGCTAAAAATATAACTCATGCTTTGTATTCTTTTTTGCCATTCTTTATATTTCATTTCTGCTTGTGAATCAAGCGCATCGCCTATCCACAAGTTTTCATTTTCAATAAAGTTAGCAACAAAGAATTTTGATATCTCATCATCTTTATAACTTTTTGACAATCTTACAAAAAAGAATTGATCATTGCGTTTTTTAAAAGCATTTAATGAGATTTTTCTTTTTTTATGCTTAAAGTAATCATACTTATTAGCATGAAAATGAGTCTTGATTGAAACATATTCTTTATAACAATCAAACGGATCCATTTTTATCATAGTCCTGGTATTGTAGCAGATTTTGGGAGAAAATGCAAGGCTGTAACTTCTTCTCTTAACTTAGCTTTCAAATTTCCTTGAACAAGTTTTCCAACTGTCTCGGGCTCCATCTTTGTGTCTTCGCAATAATATGATATTGCATCCAAATAAGACATTTTTTTATTAATAACAATATCTTCTATAATAACTGCAAAATCTTGAGGTTTTATTGTTTTAATGGTCATTTTAGTCTATTAATTTTATTACTTCTTCAATAGCATCATAAACTTTTTTTGGTGCAATACTTTTTGTACATTCAAACATTCTGTCAGTATTTTTATGATCTGGGCACCATAACCAATCACCGGGATCAAATTTATGTCGATTATAACAACTATTGCAAACTGTATCATTATGAAGTCTAAAACATTTTGAAGAGAATTCTGATTCTGGATTGCTGAATCCCGATATCATTACTACATATTTATTTAAAGCCCAAGCCAACCACGATAAACCAGAACCCAATCCAATAAAAAATTCAGCACCATTTAAAGTAGCTATTGTTTGATCTATAGTTTGTTCATGTCTACCTATCACATTCTTTGGTGATTCATTAAAATATGCACCTTGTCCAAAAGAATGGTGTTTATCTATACATACTATATTATAACCCTTTTTGGATAAAAAGTCAACCACTTTGTCCCATCCTCCTGGATAATTCCAATATTTTGATTGAGCAGTTGATTGTATACCAATACACACATAAGGCTTTCTCAATAATTGTGGATCCTTTTCTTTTTCTTTAACGTTTATTTTGCATCTTGTTTCTTTAAAATCTTTAATACCAAGAATACCTGCACACAATCCTTGTAAGGAAACTGCTTTCATATCTACTGGAGATTGGGGACTTTCTTCAAAAAAACCTATTCTATAAGAAGACACGAAATCAATAAAACCAGATTCTGGGGTTATAAAGGTTATTTCAGGATACGATTTAGATACTAAATCATTCCAAAACGTACTACAATACATATTACACTTGTGTCTTTTACGAAATTCGTCAACAACTGGAACCCAAGCTAAAGTATCTCCTAATGCTACTGAATCAAACCAAATAAAAACATTTTTATTTCTAAAATCTTGTTCATATTCAAATTCTATGTCTTCTGTTTCAAGATTTATTGCTTCAACTCTCCAATTTACATAATAATCTATACCACAAGCAACCCATCCTCCAGCAGAAACTTCATTTGAATAATGAACTATATTCGTATCTTTATCAATAAAATTAATTTTATAGTTTCCAGGAATAGTTCCTTTAACAGCTAAATAAGGATTTTTTTGCATATTTAAATCAAAAATATTTTTACCATCTGCATTTGTATTTTGATATGCAAATAACAACCTATCTTTCATGTCAAAGGGTTTAGTATATTTTAGTTCTTTTGCCTCATAATAATATTTCTCTAATTCATCAAAAATATTTTCCCAATCTCTTTCTTTTGCAAATTCTCTTGCTTTCTTTGAATATTCATCATAATCCTTTAAAATTATTTTAACTTTATTTACAATATCATCAACTTCTCTTGTACATAATTCAAACCCCTTTAAAGAAATATCATCTTGCATTGTTCCAACTACAGGCAATCCACACGCCATTGCTTCTAATACCGCAAGACACGGCTGACCCGTTTCTAAGGATGCTGGATGAATCATTATGTGATGTTCGTTTAATATATTTTTCAATTCATCTTTTTCTACATTACCAGTAACATTTATATAAATAGTTCCTCTACATTCTTCTACAATATCATAAAATATCTTATTATAAACTGCATGTATTGAATCTGGTCCAACAATTGTTATTGGCATTCCTAACTTTTTTGCCGCCTGAACTGCTAAATGAAATCCTTTTCTATCATCTCCTCCTCCCACACAAATTAATCGTTCTGGGTGTGCTTTATTTTCTTTCGGAAAAAACAAATTTGTATCTACACCATGATGAAGTCTTCTCAACTTTTCTGGATATAAAAAATAATCTATCATATCTTCAGTTGGAATCAAGCTGAATAAAGAATTTTTTATAGTTTCATTGTTGGTGTTGTAATAATGAGACTCTTTTCCGTGTATTTTTACAAAAGCATCATGCATTGTAAAAATATAAGGTATACACCTATCTCTTAATAGATTCCAAAAACCACCAGTATGATTATGAAACACATCATATTTTTCTATATCACTTTGTGTTATATCATCCAACCATTTTAAACTTACTTCATGTCCTCTATTTTTTGCTACTCTCATATATTGATATATGACTTCTTCTAATCCACCATATCCCTTTGGTGGAATATCAAGACCACAACCAACATGTACTTGCATTATTTTTAAATTATTAGTTTCTTCTTCTTTTTTCTCTTCTTTCTCTAAAACATGTATATTTCGTGTAGACAAAACAATATCAGGAACATCTATTATATGCTTAACCATAGAAATAAAATGTATTCTATTATCTTGTGCATACCAAAAAGTACTTCTACCATCTGATATAATAACCTCTTTTATATTTTCAATATTATCAGATTGATTACGATTGTTTTGATGTAAATGTACATTGTCTGAAAAAAAACTTAATTCAAAATTTGTCGCAGGAAATTTAGATATAAGTTTTCTTATTGTTTCTGGAGTATCATGTAAATTTATTTTAACAAAATAATAAGAAACATTTTCTAGATATTTTTCGAAAACTATATCGTGATCAAAAAATAATTGATTTACTTTTGACATTTGTTCTTGAGAATAATCAAAATTCAAAAAACTTACATTTTGTCTCTCTGTTTCATAATTCAATTTGCTCAAATAAGTAGATTCTGCTAAATCATAGATGTCATCAAAATATTTAATGTTTCTAGGATACTCTAATATAAAATCACTTCTATCTTTTCTTTCATTTATTACTAATTGTGCTTCTCCACGTGGATTCCAGTTTCTAAAATTTTCACATTCTCCGTGTTCTCTTGCGAGATATGCTGTTCTGGGTATTGTTAACCATTTTCCATATCTTTCTAAATGTAAAAGCCACTGTCCATCATTCGATAAACAAGCATCATTATCTTTATGTTCTGGAAAACGTAATCCTGGTAAATTTTTAAATATTCTTAAATACCCAAAAATGTTTGATCGTTGGGGCCACAACTTTTCAAATCCTTCCAAAAAAGAATTATTATCTCTCGACATGTATACATTGTCTTTAAAATTATCAAAAAGATTTGTTGTGTTTTGAGGCAGAGTATTAAAATACTTATTTGCATTAAAATGTAGTAAGACTGCTTCAGGAAACAAATTAAAATAATAAATTATTTTGTCAAACGTTCCAGGTAAAATCGTATCATCAGCATCTAAATGACATACAATTTCACCAACAGCATGAATTTGTGGATTCCACCAAATTTCTTTTTTATGTCTAGGCTCTACTATTCTTATTCTAGGCTCTTTTCTTTTTAATTCTTCCATTAATGTGCGAGTATTATCACTTGAAAAATCATCAGCAAGAATCCATTCCCAATGATCATAAGTTTGATAAAAAACAGAACTCGCTAATTCTTCTAAAAAAGACTCAGCATTGTAACAAGAAGTTACAAGAGACAATTTAAAACGTTTCATACTCTATCTCTTCATCTGTTAATAAAGTTGTACCATCCTTAAAAGATTTGTCTAAATAAGATTCGCCTGAACATTGAATTGAAATAGGAGATTTAACTATACCACATTTCTTATCAGGAAAAATATTATTATTCAACCACAAATCATATGTGTCCCATTTTGTTTCTTTTAATTTTTTTCTAAAATACGCTTTTCTCTTTTTATCTGTGGGCAGTAAATAACAATGTGCTTCAGACATTCTATCTGTTACACCACAATGCTCATAATCTTCGTGTTTCCAATCAGGAATTCTTTTTCCGAAAGACATATAATACAAATCATGTTGATTTATATCATCCAATCTATCCATAATTGATCTATAAACTTCATGAACGGGTTTTATAAAAATAGCATCGCATTCACAAAATAAAACTGCATCAAATTCATCATTTAAATGTTTGTTTATAGCAGTTTTATGAGCTAAAAAATTACCATAATGAGCGGGTGTTAATTTATATTCTCCAGGTTTCATTCGTACATCAGTAGGTCTAGCACATGTATCTTTTGGGGGCATATCTTTATATAAAGGATTTATCATTTGTTCGTATACCCAATCAGAATATTCAGACAATTTTATAAGATGTTTTATCGATTCTTTTTCCCTTTCTCCGTCTGGATCAACAAGCATATGAACTATTTTTATTTTTGGTTTTCTTGTTGCCCATAAATTTCCCAACTGACCTGATTCTGTTATTTGTGAATCAGCAATTACTTGATAACCAAGACCTTCTAATCTTGCTATAAAACTATTTGCTTTGCCTTTCATATATTCAACACCATGTTCATTCGTGCCACATGGGTGTGCTTCCATAGAAAGTTTTCTCAACTTATATCTAAAAAAATCATTAGAAACAGCCGGAAATATATCCCATTCCGCCCCTTCACAATCTACCTTTAATGCATCTATTCTATCAATATTATTATTTTTCATAAATTGGTCAAGTGTAACACAATCAACGAATTCTTCTTTTCTTACACCGTGATTTTCTTTATTGTCTACATCATTATTATAAGTTTCATAAAAAGAATTACAAGAACTGGAACCAATAGAAATAAACCTTCTGGGAGTATTGTCAGAAGAAATTGCTAAATTATATTTTTTAACATTTTTATATTTCGCTAAATTTTTACATAAAACATTAAAAGTTGTTTTAGTGGGCTCAATCGTATGAATATGAGAAACTCCTTTATTTAAAGCATACATATCAAAAAATCCATAATGTCCACCAATGTCAATTACAGTATCTCCTTCTGTCAAATTTAATTTATCATAATATTTCAATATCAAAGTTTCATAAAGAGTATACCAAGAAGAAGGATCATCTGCTATTCCATGAAACTTTTTTCTTTCTCCGAGAACTTTAATATCTACTTCATTTTTCCACGGAAATACTTTTTCGTATAAAAGATGATGATTATCTACTAAATTTTCATCACTTATATTAGAAAAATAATCTTTAGGTGCATCAAATATCTTTACTATAAACCCATTCGTAACATCTTTACCACAATGTGGCTGAGCCCACATAGAATTTGTTATAATATGTGATCTGTAAGCCAACAACCCAGTACCTAATTCATAAACACACAATAATTTTTCATGAAAACAGTTATAAAAATTTAAAAAATGAAATGTTACTTTTGTTTCATCCATTGAACAACTTACAATTTTATCACTAATACCCAACATCCTATGCAACTTAACTGCATTAATATTAATATCATCAGAAAGCCAAGTAAGTTTATCATTATATTTGTCTAGATATGAATCTAATTTGTGTGCTAATACAGGCATGTCCCAAGATAGTGCTTCTTTTATTACTATTGGATTTGTTTCTTTATCAAACTCATTGCCTTTAGAAGTGAACAAAAACAAATCCATACATGAATAAAATCTATCTCTATCTTCTCGTTCTCCCCAAACTGTACAATTATCGGGTAAATCTTTTGTTAAAGGTTCCCAATATTCTTTAAAATTTTCTGCAAGATTTCCTACAAAATGAAATTGTACTTCGGGTAAAAGTTTGGCGTATTCAATAATTTCTGCTTGATTTTTTCTTGATGTCCATAACCCAACGTTCAATACGTGTTTCAAAGCAGGATCAATCCCCAATTCTCTTAGAGTAACATCTCTGTGTTTGTCTTTTGATTTTTTATCAACAGGATATTCTATAACACAAGCAGGAACATCTATTTTTCTAAAATTTATTAATTGATTATCACTACAAAATAAAAATTTATCAGGTAAAAATATTTTAGCATCAGGACTAAATGAAGAATCATGAGAAGTTTCAAAAATTAAATAATTTCTACTTTTTTTATAAATTTTTTCTGCTATTTCATTATCCATAAAAAATTCGGGCATTTCTTCAAAATGAATAATATTTGGTCTTATTTCATCTAAATACTTTAGTATATCAGTTTTATCTTCGGACAAAGTTATTAGCCGATCATTTAAAATGTTCAATATTTTATCTTTTTGAACTCTATAGATACCATAATCGTTATATTCGATCACATAAATATCATTGTCACTATGTAATAGTTCTATTTTTTTGAGAAGATATTGGGGTGCGCCACCTGTAGATAAATGGGGGGTAATATATAGGATTTTCATAAGCACTTTTCTTTTAATGACTAAATAAATATAAATAACATATAAGATTATAATTATATAGTTTACACTATTTTGAACTTTATGTCAATGGATTATTTATGACACAATACAGACACTTATATTGGGATTCCGGAGGTCAAGACCTTCGGATGTTTGCAGATGGAGGCGGCGCTTCTGGTACTACTTTAGAAGTTCTTAGTTATTATCTAAGAAAAAGATATGCATATCTTTTAGACACGGGAGGAACTACTATTCCAGGGACAATGGGGAATGATGGAGGAAAGACTCAACCCGACAGTACGTGGTATCAAATTGGGGGGGCGACTAATACTCACAGAATAATGGGACAACATACAGAACCAAATGATAA